AGAAGAACAAAAACGGCTTTCAGTGGAACCCCTGGGCCGAGCGGATTTTCGAGGAAGCCTGCAAATGGAACTACCTGGGGATCTCCGGCCCCAAGTCTTCCAGCAAAACCCACTGCATCGGGATCTGGGGATTGGTCAACTGGCTGTGCGATCCTTTCAATACGCTTGTCCTGGTGACGACAACTTCCGTCCGCGAGGCCAGGAAACGGATGTGGGGCGTGATCCGAGAACGGCATTTGCAGATCCCCGGACTTCCCGGGCGGATTGTGGATTCGATGGGCAAGCTGATCCTGGACGAGGCGGGAAGCGACCGGTCCTCGATCACCCTGATCCCGTCGGCCAAGGACAAGGAAAAGGAAGCAACCGAGAAGCTGATCGGGCTAAAGAACAAGCGGGTGCTCCTTTTGGTCGACGAGGCCACGGACGTCTCCCCGGCGATCTTCGAGGCCATCCACAACCTGGACTCCAATCCGTTCTTCCAGTGCATCGCTCTCGGTAACTTTGCTTCCGCCTACGACCCATTCGGCCAGTTCATCACTCCGACCAATACCTGGAACAGCGTCAACGCCGATATGGACGGCTGGGAGACCTCCCGTGGCTACTGTGTCCACCTGGACGGCGAGAGAACGCCCAACCTCGATGCCGATGACCAGTGGCCGTTTTTGTTAACTTCCAGGCAACTGCGGGAAGCCAGGGAGTTTCAAGGGGAAAATAGTCTTTCCTACTGGCGGTTTATCCGGTCGTTCCCTGCGCCCGTTGGCGCTGAGCAGAACATTTACAGCGAGGCCGACATCCGGAAATTCGAAGGAGAGGCTTTGCCCAAGTGGGACGGGCAGCCGACACGGGTGGCTGGCTTTGACCCTGCGTTTACCAACGGCGGGGATAGGTCGGTTCTTTACGTCGGTAGCTACGGCAAGAGCGATATCGGCTTGACCACCATTTGTTTTGAGAAGGCGCACATTCTGCGGGAAGACGCCACCAAAGCCAACGAGCCGAGGAACTTTCAGATCGCGAGGTTGGTTCGGGAAATCTGCGAACGGGAAGGCGTCAGGCCGGAACATCTGGCCATCGACGCCACCGGTGCCGGCGATCCGTTTTGTGACATCCTGAGCGAGACCTGGAGCAACCGGATCTTCCGGGTGAAATTTGGTGAAAAGCCAACCGAACTTCCCTTGAGCGTGGTGTCTCCGATCAAAGGGAACGAGAAGTTCAGTAACCGCGTCAGCGAGCTTTGGTGGGTGGGGGTCGAGTTTCTCCGTGGCAATCAGCTCAAGGGTATCACCCCGGAACTGGCCCGAGAGCTGACTTCCCGAAAATACAGCACTATGTCCGGGGGGAAGCTGGTCGTGGAACCCAAGAAGGACATGAAGGCCAGGATGGGGAAGTCCCCCGACTTGGCGGATGCAGCCTGTCTTTTGGTCGATCTTTGCCGTCAACGGCTGGGGGCCGTGTCCGGGGGTAAGCTGGCGGCCAATCGCGGGAAGGATTGGGTCAAGCAGGCACAAAAACTGGATGTCGCCTCCTACCAGGACCGGCAACTTTTGGGGGCAGGTTGGGGCGTCTCTTGACGAACCTAACTCAATGTTAGAGTGGAACAGACGTGTTAATCGAACTCGAATCACTAGCCGAGTCCGGCAAGCCGCCACGGCAAAGAATCAAGGACGCAAAGTCGGCCCACGCCATTTATCAGACGATGCGGATGGCCGACGATGCCTCGGCTTTGGACCGCCAGAAAATCCAGTCGATGCTGGACGGCGAGCCTCCTTACTCACCCAGCCAGCTCAAAGCTCTCGGCCAGGGATACCGCGCCAATCTTAACTTCGGGGAAGCCGCCTCAGCCCTCGAAACCTCGCTTTCCGCCTATTCTGATCTGGTCAACTCCGTCGACAAACTGGCAGCCGTTAAAACTTCCTTCGGCGATCCCTCCCAGCGGGTGGAGTGGGAGAATATCATTGCAGAGGAGTTTCACCGCACGATCACCGACTGGGACGAGTTCTTTTACAAACAGCAGATGCTCGCCCATCAGTTTGTGGCGTTTGGTGTCGGCCTGGCGTTTTTCGAGGACAATCGCAACTGGCAGTGGAACATCTGCGGGCTTAGGGATTTCAAGGTTCCGCGTGGAACGCCGGCCAGCGACACCAAGTTTGAGATCCTGACGATCGAGCGGAACTTTCTTGTCGGGGAGCTCTACCGTTTTATCGAGAACCCCAAGGTCGCCGCCGAGCTTGGCTGGAACGTCGAAGAGACCCGTCGGGCCATCATGCTTTCCACCGAGACCGGTCGGGCTAGCGAGCGCGATTGGGAAAAGCTCCAGGAGGAGCTAAAGAACAACGACCTCAACTATTCCCACGCCCGGAGCAAGGTCATCCGCGCCGTCCACTATTTCGTTCAGGAGTTTGACGGGACGATTTCCCATTACATTGGAACCCGCCGCGGGGACGAGGGCGATTTCCTCTTCAAACGCCCCAGCCGGTTTAAGAACGCGAACGAGGCTTTTGTTCTGTTCTCCTACGGAATTGGCTCCAACGGCCTTCTCCATTCGATTCGTGGCCTAGGCTACAAACTCTTCCCTTTCATCCAGCTTTCCAATCGTCTCCGTAATGCCGTCGTTGACGGCGCGATGCTTTCGTCCGCCCTGATGATCCAGCCGGCGACCGGCGAGGACGTCAGCAATCTGACCTTGATGTACAACGGACCGCTGTCCGTGCTTCCTCCCGGCATCAACGTGGTCGACAAGGCCATGCCCAATCTCGCCGGCAACGTTCTTCCGATCGTCCGTGATTTGGAAGTTGTCCGTCAGAACAACACCGGCACCTACAACCAAAAACAGGTTATGCCCGACGGAGATGCCCGTACGGCCACCGAAGTCCAGGCCCAGCTTGCCCAGCAGTCGATCCTCGGCACCCAGGCGATGAACCTTTACTACACGCCCTGGCAGAAGCTTTTGGCCGAGCAGTTCCGCCGCCTGGCCACCGTCAAATATCGTTCCGACGAACCGGGCGGGAAAGCGGCAATCGACTTCCGCAAACGGGTTGAGGCGAGGGGAGTGCCGTGGGAAGCGGTGGAGAATGTTTACCGCGTCAACGCCATCCGTGCGGTCGGGGCCGGAAGTCCCGGAGCCCGTATCTTGGCCTTCAACGAATTTTTGCAGATCCTCCCCAGGTTCGACGAAGTGGGTCAGCGCAACCTGATCCGCGACCGGGTGGCGGCCCGTGTCGGCTACGACCAGGTCGACCGCTACCTTCCCGCCGCCGAGATCGAGCGCATCCCGGTCGACGCCAAGATCGCCGAGCTGGAAAACAACGCCATGCAGGGTGGACGTGGAGTCAGCGTCAACCCCGGCGAGAATCATGCCGTCCATGCCCGTGTTCACCTTGAGGACGCCAACCGTTTCTTGCAGGCCCTCCAGCAGAACCAGGTGGATCCCAGGATCGCCATGGGATATCTCCAGCTCCAATACCCGCATAGCTCCGCCCATCTTGAACAACTAGCTTCTGACCCGACCCGCAAACAGGAAGTCGGAGCGGCCCGGGAGATTCTTAATCTCATGCGCGAGGCCATCGAGAACATTGGGAAGCAGATGGAGGCCGAAGCCCGTCGCGCCGCCCAAGCCCAGGCGACGCAGGGTGGCCAGGGAGGTGGGGTCGATCCCAAGACCGCAATGGCCATCCAAAAAGCCCAGGTGGAAGCGCAGATCAAGATGCAGAACGCCAAGCTGGACCAACAACTCAAGCTCGCCGACACGCAGCAGAAGATGGCGATCCGTGACGCCGAGGCCGCACAGAAGATCCGTCAGAATAGCCTTGCTTAAAATATCTTGCCAGTCTAGCGTCAAGACACATGAAAATTACCGAATGGGCAAAACGCGAAGATCTGCAACTGGAGTGGAAAAAACTTTGGGAAACCAACGAAGCCTTGAAAGCCGGGTTCGACGTCCTGCGCGACGTGGCCTGGCCCCTGGAAAGCCGTGTGCCCCCTGGAACTGACGCCATTCAACACAACGCCCTGATGAATGCCCGGCGGGAGGGCTATTACGACGCTCTCCGCAATATCGAGGCGATGAAGGAAATCAAACGTACCAACGACCCTCTTCCAGAACCCTGGAGCAACCCCAAGAAGGAGGAATAGCCAACCATGCCAGCCGACACCGCCACGATCGACCAGCCCGTAACCAAGCCCGCAGAAGTTAGCGTTAGTTTTTCAGACGCCCTCGATGCCGCGCTTGGCACCTCCGAACCTACCGTAACAACTCCTCCGACGGCTGAAGCTCCGAAGCCCGCCGAGACTGCGCCCGTCCAGGAAGTCAAAACAGAAGCCCAGCCGGCGGAGAAGTCTGAGCCTAAGACCGACTCCAAGACCCCTTCGTTCATTTTAGAAGAGCTGGGGAAGATCGGCACTGATGAGAAAGCCCCGGAAGCCAAGGCTGCTGAGGCCGAGGCGAGATCTGAGCCGGTGGAGGAAAAGCTTCCCGACAATGCCCCTCCCGCCGCCCAGACCGCCTTCGCCAAACTCACCAAAGAGCTGAAGGAAGCCAAAACCAAGCTCAAAGAAATGGAGACCAAGGTCACCGAACGCACTGATGCCGTGGAGAAAAAGGGGGAAGACACCCAGAGCGACACCCAGCTCAAGGAGCTCCAGGCCAAGCTCGAGCAGTTTACCAAGGAACGTGAGGAGCTGGAAGGCGAGCTTCGCTTGAGCCGGATTGAGTCAACCCGTGAATACAAGCTTGCTATAGCCGAGCCCACCAAAGCCGCCGTGCAGGCCATCTCGGAAATCGCCAAAGTCTACGAGGTTCGCCCGTCGACGATTTTGGAGGCGGTTAACGAGTCCGACGGAGCCAAACGCCGGACCTTGCTAAAAGAGCTTACCGGGGACATGGACGCTGCCGATGCTTTGTCTGTCCGGATGAAGATCGACGAACTTATCCAGCTCAACGGCAAGCGCGAAGAGATGGTTCGTGAGTCCAAGTCAACTCTGGAGGCCATGACCAAGGCCGAGGAGGAGCAGGAGAGAACCGAGCGGGCCAAGTACGACACCGAAGCCAAGAAGGCGTTTGGAGAGGTGTGGGACACCTTCCAAAAAGAGCTGCCCCTCCTCAAAAAGATTGACGGCAACGACCAGTGGAACAAGACGATCGACGAGATCCGTGTCCAGGCCGAGAAGCTAGACGCCGAGCCCCTGGACCACAGGCAGAGAGCGGCTTTGACCTATCAGGCCGTCACCCTTCCCTTGGTAGTCCAGGTGTTTAAGGATTACGTTTCCAAGACCAACCAGGAGATGGCCAGCCTTAAGTCGAATTTGTCCGAGTACCGGAAAGCCACTCCCAACGTTGGAGCTGGCCAGACCTTGGATAAAAACGAAAAGGCCGACCCTGGCCTTGGTTTCCTGGAGGCACTAGAAAAAGGCTTCTAACTAGATGGACGACACGCCCTACATCAATGATGGGGCGGACGCCTCGTTACGAAAGGTTGTCAGTCTTCTAAACAAGATTAACAACAAGCCAAGCGACGCCGGTGACGCACTCACCGATGCCGAGCTTCGCGCTTCTCCTGTTCCTGTTACCCTTGGCAACTCAACCATAATTCCGGTCTCCGGAAAAGTAACCGCGGATCCCAACCGTGGGGCCGTCCAAAAAGCTCCGGATTCTGGCATCAACGAGATCGCCTCGGCCAACACCCCCCAGCAGATCTTTGCGGCTCACAGCACCCGCACTTACTGTGTTGTCCAGAATCTTTCTGACACCGACATGTTTCTTGGCGTCGGCCATAACCCGACCAGCACCAATGGTCTTCGTTTGGTCAAGAACGGCGGT